TCTAGTACACCCTGAGTTTGGTGCCAAAGTTGCCACCAACAAAGTCGAACTTGAGATGGATGAAAAAAACGGCTGGACACGGTACAATCCTGACACACCTGTCGAGGTGGCACCCGAGCCGGTAGTTGAAGCGCCCAAGCGCAAGTACACCCGCAAAGTGACCGATCAACCTGTCGAACAGCCCAACGAAGTCCCATCCTTTTTGACTTCGGCAAGCGACGAATCCGAAGGGAAATAACATGGCTTCTGCGATCTACGCAATAGTAAACAACGTCACACGCGACATGTACGTTGGTTCAGCCGTTGCCGTAAATCGCAGATGGAGTGCCCACTTGTGCAACCTTCGCAAAGGTAGTCATCACTGTGAGCATTTGCAAAACGCATACCGCAAGTACGGGTCAGATGCGTTTGACTGGGAGATTGTGCAGTTTGTGGAGAACAAGGAAGAACTGATCAAGCATGAGCAGTTCTGGATTGATTTTTTCCAGCCTGCCTACAATAAGCGCAAAATTGCCAATTCTTGCTTGGGTGTGAAGCGGTCACAACAGTCCCGTGACAACATGCGCAAGGCGCAGCTTGGCCGCAAACAAACCCCTGAGACAATCGCCAAAAGAACGGCTGCGCTCAAAGGTAGACCCCGCCCTCCCGAAGTTCGCGCCAAGATTAGCGCGTCTCATGTTGGCATTCGCCCATCAGCCGAGGCAAGGCTTAAAATGTCAATATCCGCCAAACAAAGGGTGACCAAATGAGTACGACAGCAGGAGATCAAATCAATCGGGCGCTGCGGTTGCTTGGTATTTTGGCTGAAGGTGAAACCCCTTCCGCTGCCACATCGCAGGATGCACTGACGGCACTTCAACAAATGGTTGATTCGTGGAACACCGAGCGTCTGTCTGTGTTCTGCACCCAAGACCAAGTGTTCAGTTGGCCCGTGGGTGAGATCAAACGCACCCTCGGCCCCACAGGCGACTTCGTGGGCAACCGCCCCATCCAACTCGATGACGGCACGTACTACCGCGCCCCCAGCGGCGTGTCTTACGGCATCAAGTTCATCAACCAAGACCAGTACAACGGCATCGCTGTCAAGACATCGACATCGACTTTCCCGCAGGTCATCTTCGTCAACAACACGTTCCCCAACGTGGAGATGTACATCTACCCCCGGCCAACGCAGTTGCTGGAGTGGCACTTCATCTCGGTGCAAGAATTGACAGAGCCTGCCACACTGGCAACTGAGTTGTTCTTCCCACCGGGCTACATGCGGGCGTTTGCCTACAACTTGGCGATGGAGATTGCGCCTGAGTTTGGCGTGGAGCCTTCACCACAAGTGCAGCGCATCGCCATGACCAGCAAGCGCAACTTGAAGCGCATCAACAACCCATACGATGTGATGAGTCTGCCCTACGCCGTGGTGGCAAACCGTCAGCGGTTCAACATTTACGCCGGTAACTTCTGATGAAGACGCCCATCCTCGGTTCATCCTACGTCACTCGCAGCATCAACGCTGCGGATGCCCGCATGGTCAACCTGTTCCCCGAGATCATCCCCGAGGGTGGATTGGAGCCTGCGTTCTTGAACCGTGCGCCGGGGCTGCGCCGACTAGCAACAATCGGCAACGGTCCTATCCGTGGTCTGTGGGACTTTGCGCCCGACAGCGACACGGCATTCGTCGTGTCGGGCAACCAGTTTTACAAGATCGACCGCAGCTACACCGCCACATTGTTGGGCACCGTGGCAGGCACTGGCCCTGTGAGCATCGCCGACAACGGCACTCAAGTGTTCATCGCAGCCAACGGCCCCAGCTACATCTACAACAACACGACCAACGTGTTCCAGCAGATCACCGACCCAGACTTTCCCGGCGCTGTGAGCGTGGGCTATTTGGACGGCTACTTCGTGTTTAACGAACCGAACAGCCAGCGAATCTGGATCACCAGCTTGCTGGACGGCCTGTCCGTGGACCCGCTGGACTTTGTGAGCGCCGAGGGTGCTCCTGACGATGTGACTGGTCTGATCGTTGACCACCGCGAAGTGTGGGTGCTGGGCACCAACTCGGTCGAGGTTTGGTACAACGCTGGCACCTCAGACTTCCCGTTGCAGCGCATCCAAGGCGCTTTTAACGAGATTGGCTGCATCTCCCCCTACTCGCTTGCCAAACTCGACAATGGCGTGTTCTGGCTGGGTTCTGACGCCCGTGGTAAGGGGATCGTTTACCGGGCCAACGGCTACACGGGTCAGCGCATCTCGACACACGCTGTCGAGTGGCAGATCCAGCAGTACGACGACATCACAGACGCCTTCGGGTACACGTACCAGCAAGACGGCCACAGTTTCTATGTGCTGATCTTCCCATCGGCCAACACCACGTGGGTGTATGACGTGGCAACGCAGGCGTGGCACGAGAGAGCCGGGTTTGCCAACGGCCAGTTCACCCGGCATCGCAGCAATTGCCAGATGGCGTTCAACAACGAGATTGTGGTTGGCGACTTTGAGAACGGCAACATTTACGCCTTCGACTTGGAAAACTACTCGGACAACGGGCAGATCCAAAAGTGGCTGCGCACATGGCGGGCACTACCTACGGGCCAGAACAACTTCAAACGTACCGCGCAGCACAGCCTCCAGCTTAACTGCGAGGCGGGTGTTGGTCTGAACCTCGGGCAAGGCAGCAACCCGCAGGTCATGCTGCGCTGGTCCGACGATGGTGGACACACATGGTCCAACGAGCACTGGGCACCTTTGGGGAACATTGGTGCTTACGGTTACCGTACATTCTGGAGGCGTTTGGGCATGACGCTCAAGCTGCGTGACCGGGTGTACGAGTTGTCGGGCACCGACCCTGTGAAGATCGCCATCACCGGCGCTGAACTCATCCTCAGCCCGACCACAGCGTAATGGCAAACGTCACGCTTACCAACATCACGCCTCCTCGGGTTCCTTTGCTGGACCCGAAGACTGGCCTCATCACGCGAGAGTGGTACAGGTTCTTTTTCAGCCTGTTCACGCTGACTGGTGGCGGGCAAAACACGACTTCGCTGACCGACTTGCAGTTGGGACCGCCTGCTCCTACTCAAGAAAACATCACCGAGATCATCGTTGACATTAAGTCGCTTAAAACCCAGCCGACTCAAGAGAGTGCGCTTGAGCAGATTGCTGAGTTGTGGAAACAAATTGATGCGCTTCAATCACAACCCCGTGACGAACTGGGCACGATGGCCGCGCTCCAACAAGACAACGTACCGTGGCTGCGGTTTGACACCACACCCACTGGGTTCCCAACAGGTGCAGCAGGTGCGGGTTCGCTTTATTGGGATGACGCCGACCGATCCAAAACCTTGGCTTTGGTTATGGAGGACACCGGCAACATCATCCAAGACATCGGCGAGGAGACCTTTTACCGGGTCAAGGCAACAAGTGCCATCACCAAGGGCCAAGTCGTCATGTTCACGGGCACTGTGGGTGCTTCCGGTGGCCTGTTGGCTGCGCCAGCCACAGGGTTGACGTCGACCCAGAGCGAATACATTATGGGCATCGCTACCCAAAACATCGCACTGAACGCTTGGGGATACGTCACATGGTTCGGTGAGGTTGACAAGGTTAACACCACGGGCGGCGTAGAGGCTTGGGTTGACGGACAGATTTTGTACTACAACCCCGCTGTGGCCGGTGGCCTGACCAAAACGGTCCCCACGGCTCCAAACCCTAAGGTCATCGTGGCCTCGGTTGTCCATGCGGCCAGCAACGGCATCTTGTTTGTCAGGCCCACATTCGGCTCGGCTTTGGGCGCGACCGACTCCAACGTTGAGATCGCCGGGCTTGTCAATGGCGATCTGCTCCAGTACGACTCGGTGCAGGCCCGTTGGGAGAACGTGCCCGCCTCGACTGTGATTGCCGGTACAAGCACAGCCCCGGTAACCAAGACCGCCAACTTTACCGTTGCCGCTGGCGAGAAGTGGCTGATCAACAACAAGTCTGGATCGTCGTGTGTCGTGACGCTGCCGACCCCCAGCACCAACACAGGCCGGGAACTGAACTTCCAGAATTACCAGAACCAGACACTCGTGTCAGCTTCGAGTAATGTGGTGCCGCTGGCCGGTGGGTCTGCGGGTACTGCGATTCTTCAGGCTATGGCTGGTGCAAATGCCACCTTGGTGTCTGACGGCACAAGTTGGATAATGACGAAATACGACTCCAACAACTCGTTGGAATTGGAATAAGGAGAAACCCGAATGACAGTCACCGTCAAAAATCTGGTGCCATCGAAAGATGTCGCAAACAGCCAGACAACCCAGTACACCGCCAACGGTGTGACCACGATCATCGACAAGTTCACTGCGACCAATTACAGCGCCAGTGCTGCCACGATCTCGGTCAACTTGGTCACGACTTCCGGTTCCGCTGGCAACAGCAACCTGATCACCAAGACCAAGACGCTTCAGCCGTCCGAGGTCTACACGTTTCCCGAGTTGGTCGGACAGGTTTTGAACCCCGGCGACTTCATCAGTACAATCGCTGGAACCGCCAGCGCCATCAACATGCGCGTCAGCGGACGCGAGGTGACCTGATGCAACTGGCAACGCAATGCAATTTTGAAATTATCGGTCAAGCCACCGATAAGGACAAAGTTTGTGCGCTTGAGTTGAAGTTGTTTGGGATGCCGCAAGCGGATATTGTCACAACCCACACGTTTCTGCCCGGTGTGTACGAACGAAAGATCGTAGTGCCACCTTGGACAGTGTTGACCGGTGCCGAGCACAAAGTTCCCTACACCGTTCGATTGGAATCGGGAACAATTGCAGTGACCACTGACGAGGGTGTCAAAGTACTGACCGGACCTTGTGAGTTCAAAGCACCTGCTGGAACACAACGGGCAGGTCGAGTGTTTGACGACGAGGTGGTTTGGGTGGATGTGTACGACAACCCAGATGACTGTCAGAACGTCGATGAACTTGAAAACAGGCTGTATGTTGTCCCAGAGTACGGATTGGCCGATAATAGGACAGACGAGCAAAAAGTAATCATTGAAGCAATGGTTTACTTGGACAGATTGAAAACAAACCAAACGCAAATGACGTACCAAT